CCACTGTTAAAAAGCATTCGAGCACACGGCCTGGGCGGGGATCGTGCTCAAGCCAAATGGGAAGATAGCAAGCCCGGTGTGGTGTATCTTGCTCGAGATCCTGACGTTGCCGAAAGCTACGCAGAATCCAGTGATGTTGTGCCCGATGAGTGGCTGGATCAAATTGTAGTATTCAAAATCCGTGCTGATCAACTTGATCCGTCTCGACTGTTTGTGGATCAAAACGTGCAGGACAATTCAGCAGATACACTAGAGTATCACGGTGTAATCCCTGTAGCCAGTCTTTCACTAAGTGAAAACTTCGCAGATGGCAAGGTCAAGGGCAAAAGCCGCCCAGGTCGTGTAAAACGTGCAGGTGCAAGTTGCAACGGTTCAGTAACAGACTTGCGAGCCAAAGCAAAAAAGTATGGCGGCGAGCGGGGCAAGATGTATCACTGGTGTGCTAACATGAAGTCGGGCAAGAACAATAAATAAAATACTATGAAAATCACTGACGTTATTCTTGAAGCCGCAGCAGACACAGTTGACAGAAGCACAACTAAAAGCCCTGCGTTGAGTGCATTACTGAAACAGGCTTATGCAAAATATCCCAGCTCTGGCAGCGATATTGAGGCATACATACGTCAGGATGTTGATCACCAACAAGACACAGATAGCACATTAGATCGTCAACGCAATGTTAATAATCAACAAGGCAAATATATTGATCGTTTGCAGGACGTGGCTCGTAAACAAAATTCTAAAATTAACTCAATTGATCAAGAAAACGATCACTTAGAAACAGAGCTTAATAAGCTAGGCAAAGAACTAGATGCTTTAGAAAAAGGTGCTAAACCCAAAGAGAAAAGCAAAGAGCCAGAAGCCAAAACAGACAAAACAATACAACCAAGTTCGGGATCAGTTGGAACACCTGCTTGGGCAACACTGCCGGATCAAGCAAAACCACCACCGGCTGAAGAACCCTCTGCTATGAAGTCCACTGCTGCACAATTGACTGCACCCAAGCCGCAACAGGATCCAATGGCAGCAATGACACAGCGTATTCAACAAGGTGATCAATCAATCACTGACAAAGTCACAGGACAACAGTCCTTGGGGTTTGAGCCAACTGGTAATGTGTTAGAACCAGTTATTCCACAACAACAAAATCCAAAATTTGCTGCTGCAAAAGCAAATGCGTCGGACGTTGATCCACGTTACTATGCCGACATAGCAAAGAGAGTTGCTGGTAGCCCTGAAGAATTCAGATCAGCAATGGGCGGTGTAAAAGAAGGCGAACAAAAGCCCGGAGAAGATTACATCGATCCCGAAGAAGCAGACTACGGCCCAGAATATCAAGACATGGTCAGCCGTGTTAAGAAGCTAGCAGGATTGGGACCACTCAAAACTGTTTACGATCCTAACAAGCGTGTGTACCGCAACGTGCCAACAGCAGATCAACCTAAAAAATGATACTACAAGATATAATCTCTGAGGACGCTACCCGGGACCTTGAAAAAGATCTCAAGCACCCTCACAGTTATGATGCTATAGATCATATGATGCAAACCATTGCTCGACGTCGTGGCATCACTCCTAAACAACTACATGACCTTTTTGTTAAAAAGCACGGCATTAGTCCCGACGAATGGGCAAAAACAAGACTGGATGAACTACAGTTCCTAGGCAGTCAATGTACCAAAGACTGTTCAGGACACAGAGCAGGCTATGAGTGGTCTGCTCGCAAAGGCAACCGCACTGCTGCCAGTTGGAGCCCTAGCTTCAACAAAGGTGCTGCACTTCGCAACGCTGGAAAATAAACAGCAACTCAACAAAACAAATACATAAGTGCATGGTTGATATCATCACTGTTGTATTTGAACAAGAACTCCCAGTACTACGCCAACAAGCTCGCAGCATAGATCTGTATTGCCACGACATAGGCAACATATATATTGTTGTCAACGACAATGCCAAAGTTGCAGATCAAATTGATCGTGCATGGTGGGGACAATATGCTGACCGTGTGGTTGTGTTGCCACGGAGCGTATTCAGTACAGCGTATGTTGACAACGGATGGCTAAGTCAACAAGTTATCAAACTCATGACCGCTGCTGTGAGCTATACTGAGTGGAGCATTGTGTTAGATGCTAAGACTATATTTGTTAAATCATTTAAACTCAGTGATATAACAGAACAACAGAAACCGGTTGTGGGCGATTTAGATGTATATCCAGTGTTTGAACCCAGTAGACAAATTGTTAATCAACTGTTCGGCATTGATTTAACGAAACAACTTGGCCCCGGTGGTGTCCCTTTCTTCTTTCACAACGCTACAGTTCGTGCTATGATTGCAGAAGTTGAAAAACGCACACAGCAATCTTTTCCTGCGTGGTTCCAAGCACAAGGCATGCTCACAGAGTTTTTGTTGTACTCGGGCTACCTAGTATACACCGACAAACTTGATAAGCTGTATAATATTAATCGCTGTGATGTTGATGTTGTAAATATATGTCACTCAGAAGTTGCATCATTTGATCGTTTGTTTAAACAAATGTGCAGCCCAACAGCACTAACAGTTAGTGTACATCGCAATGCGTGGACTAACTTAACAGCAGAACAACAACAAAAATATATAGATCTATTGGCTTCACGAGGAATTCAATGAAAGCACTTTGTTTAGTTGCCCACCCGGATGATTGTGTAATCTTTGCGTACAGTTACATACACAATCATCCGGAGATGGCCTGGCACATCTGCTACCTAACATATTGTGAATGGGAACCACGTGCTCGAGAACTCAAAGAGTTTTGGAAACGTAGAAACATAACTTGCATATTCTTAGGCTACACTGATGACTACAGAGACATAGAAAATAAAAAAATCAGTTTCAACGAAGAGCAAGCACGTAGAGAAATCGGTAACATTGTTGAAGGCTACGACTTAGTGCTAACACATGATGAGCACGGAGACTACGGGCACATACATCATGTGTTTGTACATGATTGTGCAAAGCATCATCCACGCTTGGTTACATTTGCCAAACCAGGCGAAGGCACAACATACACTATCCCTACAGGTACATATAGCTTAGATGAGTTTCCGCAACATCGGGATATCATTGCCAGCTTTCACGCTGAAGAACATAAGAACAGTTACAAGGAACCACAATGAAATTAATGGTAGCAGGATGCAGCTTTTCAGCAGTATCACAGTCACTTCCGGGCACAGCTTGGAGTGAACGACTGGCACATAAACTAGGTGACTGGGAACTAGTTAACCTAGCACGCCAAGGTTGTAGCAATGGTGGCATACGTATTCAAATGGATGAGATCCGTCGCCATCGACCGGACTTTGCTGTGATCGGTCCTACGTTTTGGGATAGAATGGAAATACCTGCCAACTCGGCACCTTATGATTGGAATCAGCCACAAAGTTCAGGCGAGAATCCTCCACTAGAACGTCACTTGCAAAATCGCACATTAGGAAATGGTTACCGCAGAGAAGATGGTATTCGCAATGTTAACTACGGTAAGGAACCCAGCAACATGATCTGCGAAACTATCTTTACACTAGCAGAAAACTTTGACCATCCATATCGCATGGCTCGCATAACAAAACAAGCACAAAACGGTGTGCGTCATTGGATCGATTCGATCTATGACAACAACTGGAAAAAGCAACAGGATGAATGGATGATCCGCGAAGGTGTGATTATGATGTACCTAGATGGGATCAAGTTCTTGGTATTACCTAACTTGCTGTGGCCGTTTGATGTTAAGAATACAAATCAATGGCGTGAAGCGTTTCCCGGTTTGATTCCTGATGCATACATTAACTTAGATCCTGCAAAGTCGCCGCAAAGTGTCTGCGGCAACAATCCCTTTAAGGGAGAAGATCCTGGCTATCATTCAAGTCCCGAAGGACAAGAAGTCATTGCAGAAAACTTTTACCAACACATTGTTGCTAACTTTAGTTTCTAATCACTGACAACATTTCTTGCATGGCAGCGTCAGTTTCTTGCTGCAACCTACACAGCCTATCACGGTTATGATCCAAGATAGGCTGTATTTTTTTGTAGACTTTTACTGGATCTTGTTGTGCTAGCGATAGCATCTGTGAAAACGCCATTGAATAGCGTCGTACGTCTAGTTGCTCGTAATCATATGACTCATCAATCACAGATCCAAATGTTTCAAAGCCCAGTGTACGCATAGTATGTAAAAACTCCGGAATAGCAAAAGCCACAAACAGTCTGCCGGCAAACAAACATTTTGTAGTTTTTTCTGTTAAGAAGAATTTGCGTCCAACTGGATGGCTTTCTGCAATTACAGAGAACCAACTGTTACGATAAAAATCATAAGGCACAAACGGGCTTATGCTTTTTGTTAGCTCAGGTGCAACTTCCCAAGCTGGGTTGATGTTCTCACTGACATACGGCCACTGTAGTTCTTCGTCAAAGTGTTTTGCTACAGCATCAGTTAACTGATCGAAGATTTGACCTGTGTTAAAAATATCCCTGTAACTCAACAAGCATTGACTCATTAACTTAGGGTGACGTTGCAAAGACAACATTATAAAATCTCTGTGCGGCTTTCTGGCACCCAGCAACACATCAAACAAAAACGGTTTGCTTGTGCTGCTGGTATCTTGATACTGATTCATACGCATCAAATTATATGCCCACCAAGGACGATACACCATGTTGTAACGGTCTGGCAGCTGATCCAATGTAATGCAGCCCAGTGCAGCTTTTAACACTGGTATGCCAGTTCGATCTTTCCACTGCCATAGATCTTCTGGCGACAATGCTTCGATGTCGCTGGCAATGACCAAATCGAATTGACTCAATGCTGGTTCTAGTCCGGGCTGGTATGCGTAGTTTGCAGGATCAGTACACAATGCCGGCAGCACAGCAATCTTGTAAGGTTGAGCCAACACAGTCTGTAGGTCACCACGTGGTGCTTGTATGTTCCAGTCTGCCAATACATCAATGCCCGACATTGGACTGTACACAGGAAAGTCTAAGGTCATAAACGTTGCTTTATAGCATCCAAGTGTTTTTCAAAATCAACCACACAGCCTCGATCCCAATCAAACTGCAAACTCTGAGACAAGTCTGGAATAGCATCGCACACAGCATTGTAATTATTAGCATCAAGGTCATTGATTTTGTGTAGTGCATCATACTCATATCTAGTTTGTGCTTGTGTTGTTAGATTGCCTCGATGCACAGCCCAGTTGCCCAACAGTTCATATTCCGAGAACCATTTAATGACGTTACCTGTGCCCCAAGGCGGTACCGTGGGCATGCCTGGCACAGCTTCAATGATAGCATCCAACCACTTCTTCCCGGGCCAACGTTGTTCAATGTGATACTTCAAGCAAGCAAAGTCCATTTTATACACAGCACACAGTTCAGTGACAAAACAATCTTTGCTGGGTTGTGGTATCCCTGTTATGGCTTCAAACACACCATTGTAACTGCCATGCTGAACTCCAGGCAACACCAACATATTGAGCCTATTATTAACAAAAGGATTATAGGGCTGTATCATAAACGTGTCTGGATCGTGCATCAGCATGATGTCGCTGTTGATATAATCAAGGTACGCTAGTTTGATTGCTTGCTGACGTAACCACCAACCTCGGTAGTCATCTTCAAATACCCAATTGTTTACTTCAGGATAACGTTGATATATTTCACTGTCGTTGATGTAGGTAAACTTGCAAGTGTCAATGCCGTGTCGTTCGAATATAGGATTTAGTTCTTCGCTGGTCAGCGGACTAGCAACAATGGTATTGTCTATGCCTTGTAAGTTGTGATCAAACTGCAATGCCAGGCAGGCATGCGGCACGCGATACTTTGCTAAAAATAATACTCTAGATGCTGTCATGGTCTGTTACAGGTTGCCACACATTGATATGTGCGTCCTTCTTTGATGCTAGATTGGGCCCAAGTCTCCTCAACTCGATCGAACCACTGCAAACAATGTTCCAGTGGATATTCAAGTGCATTGTTTTCGGCCACAAGCTCACGCAACTCTCGATTACCTGGATGCGTCATTGTCTTGGGATAGAATCCCAAGTAGCAACATGGATACACAGAGCCGTCTGCTGCTATGTATATTTCTTGATTTTTCTTGTGAAAACAAAACAAGTTGAGTTCTTCGGTGTCTCTGTGATGTGTCACTGTGTTCTTGTCATACCAAGTGATGTGACTTTGCAGCAGGTCTTTTAGAGCAGGTCTCGATGCACCAGGATCGTGACCGATTTGATGAGAGAATTCTCCTGTGCGTGTGTACACAGGGCCATTGTCTCGCCCATCGTAGATGTTTTCAAAGTATTTGAATCCCATTTTCTCAGCCAATGCTTTGCACTCCGCTTCTTGATGACGGTTGTGATCAAACGGGATGAATCGCCATATAGCATACCCGCCTGCATCAATGAATGCTTGTGCATGGTCTATGATTCTTTGCCAGTTGGTATCCAGTCTATAGAGACCGTGAGTGTCTGCAAGGCCGTCAAGATCAAAGCCAATCTCTACGCCAGGTAATGCTAGTCTACGCCACCACGAAGAGTTGCGTAAACTTCCGTTTGTGTTGATTTTTACTTTTACATTGTGACTGACAAGATACTCAACAATTTCCAAGGCATGTTTTGCAGAAGCAAAGTCTCCCAGGTTGCCGTTGAAACTTACGCCCTGTGTGAGCTGTGGCAATAGTGCAGGGGGTAATATTTTTTTAAAGTCAGTGAACTCTAGTTCGCATTCGGGATATCCAGAGTTGTATTCGGACCCACGATAGTTTCGCATACACATAGGACATCTAGCGTTGCAGCGGGTCGTGAGCTCCACATGCACCGAGCGTACTTCTGACAGTTTTAGCATGCGAATATTTATAGGCTAACATTTTGCTAAATATTCTTATGGAAACCAAATTTGTTCAAGTTCTATGTGACGTTAACATTGGCAAGTGGGAAGGCGATGTTCGTTATCGTGCCTACGTCAATGGTGAACTATTCACTGAACGAACATGGATTTGGCGGGATTCTTACTTGGAAGAAATGTTGCAGATAGAAGCTCCCGCAGGTAGATACAAGATAGAGTATGAACTAGTGCAGCCCTGTGTGGCCAAGATGAAGGTTAGAAATATCAGGGTAGTAAAAGGGCCAGCGATTATATTAGACGGCAACGTTGTAGAGGTAAAACGATGAAAATGCGTGAAATTATGGAAAACGCCAGTGTAGGCGGAACCTGTGCTGGTGCTATTGCTCCAGTGGAGTCTGCACTGGGCGGGCCGATATCAAGATCTGGCGGATCCATGCTCAGTGGTAAATATGTAACGGGTTCTGATCCTACACCGAACACACCCAAAGAATTAAAAAGGTACAAACAAAATGCTCGCGGACGCTTTAAAAACTCTCCTGGCAACTGAATATGCTTACGCAGTCAAGGCCCAGTTCTTTCACTGGAACGTAGAAGGCCCAGACTTTGCACAATTGCACGGTTTCTTTGCCATGCTGTATGAAGATGTCAATGACAATGCCATTGATCAAACAGCAGAGTACATCCGCACCTTAGACGATTACACACCTGGCAGTTTTGAACGTTTCAGTGAACTGTCAGTGATCGAAGGACAGACCAAAGTCCCACGTGCTCGACTCATGATCGAAGAATTGCTGGCCAACAATGGCCAAATGATAGAATTACTCAATGAAACCTTTGCGGTTGCTGAACAAGAAAACCAACAAGGTATCGCTAACTTTATTGCTGAACGCATTGATGCACATGGCAAGTGGGGTTGGCAGTTGAAGAGTTTCTTGAAAGACGCTAGAGCATGAGCAATGACATTAGAGACATCCTGCAAAGACTAAGTGTAGTAGAATCCAACATCACACCGGCTTCGGTCAAACACGGTCTTAACAAACAACAAAAGTCAGTGCCACAACTGCCTGCTTTGTTGAAAGCAAAAAACATCAAAGCTCTGGGCAGCAAAACTGATCCCAAGCATCCGTTTGCTGGCTACATGGTTGGCGGCGGAGCTGCTGAAAGTGTAGAGTCTGCTAAGACTGCACTGGAAGAAGCCATGCAGGAAGTCGAAGAAGATATGATCAGCAAAGTCAAGCGTGACTTAACACATTACTTAGACAAGCTAGAAAAGAAAGTTGCTGTTGATCGTGATTTGACAGACAAAGCCAAGGACGCAGTGGAAGCTGGCAAGGCCGAAGAAGAGATTGAAGAAAACGATTACGAACTCACTGACCCTGGCACAGAGCACGAAGTGGCCAGTGCAATTAACACAGCAGCCGCACAGCCACAACAGCCAATCAAAGTCATGGAACTGGACGATGGTGCTGTGTTTGAAGTACACGGCAACGACGAAGTAGGTTTTGTTATTTCACATCGTGGCCGCCCACTGCCCAGCAAATTTAAAACTGTGGATGACGCAGACATTGCAATGAACTTGTTCAAAGCACACAGAGCAAAAAAGCAAGCTCCCCCTGAACAAGATCTCAATCAAGATTACATAGAAGAACGATAATATGAAACTACAAGATCTATTTGAAGCTATTGATGACCAAGAAGATTGCGATCTATGCAACGGCACAGGCGAAGGATTATATGATGGCGAAAGTTGCCATAAATGTCACGGCACCGGAGTAATGCCACATCAACACAGCGATGATGACTTTGATGTTCCTGATGATTACGACGACAATGACTATGGCGACGAAGAATCATACTACGAAAAATCGCTACGACGTCGAGGCCTAGGAGAGGGTGCTGGCAACATTGGCAAAGCAATTAAAGCTGCATACAAAAAGATTTATGACCAAGGTGATGACGCTGTGGAGTTTGCATATTACGACAGCCCTATATTCGCACAATACTGGGATGAGTATGAAGGCGACTTGGACTCAATCATTGCCGAAGTAGATCCCAGCGAATTACAAATAATCCTTGACGAACTAACTTCGGCTGCAGAAGATCAAGGTGTGGCGGAAGGCAACGCCATTGCAGAATCATTCCATCGTTTGAACAGCCGTATTTAAAGAACTCAGCCTTAGGACCGAGTAGGCGGCTGCTGCCTGGGTTGAAAGATTCGCTACCTGGATGCCCTAAGTGAGCAAATAACATTTGACTTCTCCTAGAACATTGTTTATACTAATGTTTTAGGAGATTTTCATGAGCGAAACCAAAACATTCAACGGTGATCAAAAGATCAAACTTACCCAAATCATCAACGAAGGCATGCAAGTCATGCACGAAATCGATACACTACAAGGTGGGTTGACCGATACTATCAAGGCCGTTGCTGAAGAACTAGAAGTCAAACCTGCTATTTTGAAGAAAGCTATCAAGCTGGCACACAAAGCAAGTTTCGGTCAAGAAAAGCAAGACCATGCAACTTTAGAAACTATTTTAGAAACAGTTGGCAAGACACTTTGAACGTTGTTTACAGTGATCAGATTTGGGCAGGGAGTCAGTGTCGAGAATATGAACTCAACGCTATCGTCTCCTTGCGACGTGCAGGTGCAACTCCATATCTAGTTGATGCTGTGAATATCAACCAGCATTACAAAAATCTAGTCACTGATAATATTGTTCAACAAGATCACGTCCCACTTTATCCTGAATACTGGGGCACATACAGTTACCAACCTGTGTACCACTCTACCCAGCCCACACGCATATTCAACTGTTTTATGAATCGTGTGTGTACCACAAGACAAAGTTGGTTCTATCAGTTTGTTCGTAGAAATTTGCTGTGGCATGCCAACGTAAGTTTTTTACTCGACGCTAGACAAGAACCTCGTGGCAAAGAACTATACGAACAAAACTTCCGGGGTTACGAAATATTTGAACACGAACATACGCTGATGCGAGACCGTGTTCCGTTTTGTAACTTTGAAACTGACATAGAGCAAGCAGTCATAGACACACACGTTAGTCTAGTGATTGAAACATACTTTGATTGGCCCGATACCATCACATTCAGTGAAAAGACATTTAGAGCATTACAACTGCCTAGACCAGTTATCGTGTACAACATGCCCGGGTCAGTGTCTGCGTTGAGAGACCATGGGTTTGATGTGTGGGATGACATAATCGATCACAGCTATGACGCAGAACCGGATCCGATACAACGGCAAATAGCCATACTGGACCAACTGTGTGAGTGGCGTGATCGATCGTATACAACCGAACAACTAGAACAGTTCGAGCAACGTGCCCAACACAATCGCGAACTGCTGCAACGTTTGCGAGCACAATGGCCTGATCGCTTGAAAAAAGTTCTAGAACAGTTACAATGCTAAGTAACAATGAGTCGCTCACATTACGAGCATGTAGCATGGCAACCAGCCATAATTGGAGAAAAATTGAGTTACGTAGACGCACTATTTGATCGTGAACACGATCGCATTCATGTAGTAGAACGCCGAGACGGCAAAAGAGTTTATCGCGAATATCCGGCAAACTATATTTTCTACTACGACGACCCCCGCGGTAAATTTCAAAGTATCTATGGTACACCAGTATCAAGATTCTCAACTAGAAACAACAAAGAGTTCCGCAAAGAAGTTAGAGCACAGTCTGGCAAGCAACTTTACGAATCAGACATCAATCCAATTTTTAGATGTTTTGAAGAAAATTACAAAGGCCAAGATGCACCAACATTACAAACAGCGTTTTTCGACATTGAAGTTGCATTTGATCACGAACGTGGTTATTCGCCTGTCGAAGATCCATTCAACCCCATCACAGCTATTTCAGTTTACTTAGACTGGCTTGATCAGTTGATCACGCTGGCAGTTCCGCCACGTAGCATGAGCTTGGAAACTGCTAGAGAGATTGCTGCTGAGTTTGAAAACACCATTATCTTTGAACACGAAGAGGACATGATCAAAACATTCCTTGACTTGATCGAAGATGCAGATGTTGTTACAGGGTGGAACTCAGAAGGCTACGATATTCCATATACTGTGAACAGGACCACACGAGTGTTGAGCAAAGATGACACACGTAAGTTTTGTCTGTGGGGGCAGTTTCCAAAGAAACGCATCTTTGAACGCTTTGGTGCTGAACAAGAAACATATGACCTAGTGGGTCGTGTGCATATGGACTATATGCAACTTTATAGGAAGTACACATATGAGGAACGCCATTCATACTCCTTGGATGCCATCGGTGAGTACGAGCTCGGAGAGAGAAAAACGCAGTATGAGGGAACGCTTGATCAGCTCTACAATCAGAACTTTAGACTGTTCCTTGATTACAACAGACAAGATACAATGCTTATCGGCAAGCTCGATAAGAAACTTAGATTCCTGGATCTTGCCAACGAACTTGCACACGCCAACACCGTACTACTCCAAACAACTATGGGAGCGGTCGCAGTTACTGAACAAGCCATTATCAACGAAGCCCACGAACGTGGCGTCGTTGTCCCAAACAGAAAACAACGACTAACTGACGAAGATACACAAGCCGCAGGTGCTTATGTTGCATATCCTAAAAAAGGTGTGCATGAGTGGATTGGCTCAGTTGACATCAACTCACTGTATCCGTCAGCAATTCGTGCGTTAAACATGGGACCAGAAACCATTGTAGGCCAGCTACGCCCTGTTATGACTGACCAGTTAATCAAAGAGCGTATGGCAAGAGGCATGAGCTTTGCGGCTGCTTGGGAAGGTTTGTTTGCATCATTGGAATACACAGCAGTGATGGAACAACAGCGTGGCACAGAGATTACCATTGACTGGGAAGGTGGCGAAAGTACAGTACACTCAGGTATGGAAATTTGGCACATGTTGTTTGATTCAAACCAACCTTGGATTTTAAGTGCCAATGGTACCATTATGACATATGAACGCAAAGGTATCATTCCAGGACTATTAGAAAGATGGTATGCCGAACGTAAAGAACTCCAGGCTAAAAAGAAGGATGCTACCAACGCCAAAGATATTGCGTTCTGGGACAAGCGACAGTTGGTTAAAAAAATTAACCTCAACAGTTTGTACGGTGCTATTCTTAACCCGGGCTGTAGATTCTTTGACAAGCGTATTGGACAATCAACCACTCTTACTGGTAGAAGCATCGCCAAGCACATGGATGCTTATCTCAATGAATGCATTACAGGCGAATACGATCACGTTGGGAAAAGCGTCATCTACGGGGACACCGACTCGTGTTACTTCTCTGCCTGGCCGGCTATCAAAGCTGAAGTCGAAGAAGGCCGGATGGAATGGTCTAAAGAGATTTGTATTGCGTTGTATGACTCGCTTGCTGACCAAGTCAACAACAGTTTCCCGGGCTTCATGGAGCAAGCCTTCCATTGTCCAAGGGACATGGGATCACTGATCAAGTGCGGTCGTGAAACTGTTGCGGATCGCGGATTGTTCATTACCAAGAAGCGTTATGCTGTGAATGCCATTGACATCGAAGGCAAGCGACTGGACGTAGAAGGCAAGATTGGCAAAACAAAAGCCACAGGCTTGGACTTGAAACGTTCAGACACACCTAAGATTATTCAAGAGTTCTTGTTGGAAATTCTAAATAAACTACTGGCAGGTGCAGGCAAGGATGAAATTGTTGAACGTATCCGCGAATTTAAATACGAGTTCAAAGAGCGCCCGGGTTGGGAAAAAGGTTCACCAAAACGTGTAAACAACTTAACCAAATATGGTGCAGAAGAAAAGCGTCTAGGCAAAGCAAACATGCCTGGTCACGTTAGAGCTGCACTAAATTGGAATAATCTAAAGCGTATGAACGGCGACAATTATTCAATGTCAATTGTAGACGGCATGAAAACTATTGTTTGTAAGCTCAAGCCGAATCCACTGGGTTGGACCAGCATTGGCTATCCCACAGACGAACAACGTTTGCCACAGTGGTTTACTGAGCTACCGTTTGACGATTCGGAGATGGAAGCCACTGTTGTTGATGGAAAAATTGATAACTTGCTGGGTGTGTTGGACTGGGATTTGGCGTCAGCAACCAACACTGACAACACATTTACTTCACTGTTTACTTTCGAATGAAACTCAGCGAACTTTTAAACTTTTTAAACATTCTCAACAACATAGACATTGAGAAGAACTGTGGGGCTGTGCTCAACACTCTGAAAAGTGTTGACTATACTGTGAGTAACTTTCCGCTCAAGATTGAAAATACCGCAGACGACATCAACAAAGACGTTGAAAAAGTTGACGCTGCCATCCGTGACTTTCAAAACACACTGGCTTATCTAAAGACTCGACTAGAGAATACCATGCGGGCAGTGGAGCCAGGTTATTATCAAGAAAGCCGTAGGCTGTACGAACAAGAGATGGTGTGGGAAACTACAGAATACATCCTTAATCGACGTCTACAAATTGACGCAGATACTAGAGAATTGATCAGTGGTCGTTTGCGTGGCTACGGCGATTGGAGACTGCCAGGCATGGTCATTCGTCCTGGATTAGAACCGTTTATTGAAGAAATGGTTCCTCTAGATCCGTTGTACCTTGTGGACCAAAACTTAGATTTGCTCACACCCAGTGTAACAAAGTTCACACCAGAGTATCAACAACGTCTTAGACAATATGCAGTAGACGACTATGTGCATGACAAAATGTTATGGCAACTTCCGAACGGGCAGTTTGGATTTATCTTTGCGTTTAACTTCTTAAACTACAAACCAATTGACGTTGTGCAAAGATATCTAACAGAATTTTATGAAAAACTTAGACCTGGTGGTGTAGCATTGTTTACCTATAACAACTGTGACACGCCACAAGGTATGGGTCTTGCTGAGGCTAGCTTTATGTGCTACACCCCCGGCAAACGAGTTAGAGAGATTGTCGAACAAATAGGGTTTGAAATCATATTTGATCAGGTTGGCCCCACTGACTTGAGCTTGTTAGAAATCAAGAAGCCCGGCGACATACAATCTATACGTGGTGGACAAACACTGGCGAAAATTGTCCAAATCTAGTTGCAAAATCTAAATAACCCTGTTAAACTTATTACTTAGGAGTAAACAATGAAAGACTATCTATTAGACTTAGTAGAACACACGCACGATCTTGGTTGCATTGACTTGATCAAAATCGTAGGCGATGACAAATCCACACAAATCGTAGGCCTTGCCGAAGATATGAGCGTGGTGTTAGAAGGCGAGTTCAAGAACCCAGTTCCGGAATTTGCAGGCACGTTTGGTATGCCTAATTTGAACAAACTCAAAATCTTGTTGAACTTGCAAGAATACAAAGAGGATGCCAAGCTGTCTCTTACCACACGCAAGGACACAGGTGCACCAGACGGTATTGCGTTTGAAAATTCACTGGGTGACTTTAAAAACAACTATCGTTTCATGACTGAATCTGTTGTTACAGAGAAACTTAAAACACCAAAGTTCAAAGGTGTTAACTGGCACATTGAGTTCCAGCCAACTGTGGCAGGTATCCAACGTTTGCGTATGCAAGCACAGGCCAACGCTGAAGAGCCACATTTCCAAGCCAAAACTGAAAACGGCGACTTGAAGTTTTTCTTCGGCGATCACTCAACACACGCTGGTAACTTTGTGTTCCAAGCAGATGTTAACGGTCAATTGAAACGTGCTTGGTCTTGGCCTGTAACACAGTTCATGAGCATCCTTGCACTCACAGGTGACAAGACTATTCGCATCAGCGATGATGGTGCCGCAAAGATTACAGTAGATTCTGGTCTAGCAGTTTACAACTACATTCTGCCAGCACAAAGCAAGTAATGACTCCTATTACTGTGAACCTTGAAAGTTTAAAACTTCCAATCTACGGAATGGATCCTGTGACTGTGTACGGACAATTTTATCAGGATCTATTTGTGATTGCTATGACACAAGGTAAGCAGAACGGAACTTATTTAGAAATAGGATGCGGCTGGCCAGCCGGAGGTGGAACTAATACGTTTGCTTTAGAAACTGCATTTGGTTGGTCAGGGGTCAGCATCGACTCGGGCAGGGATTATAATCTTGCAAATATTACAAATGGGCACTCGTTGGCAGAAGATTGGAAACATCATAGACCAAATGCAAACTTTGTACAAGCAGATGCAACAGCCTTAGATTATTCTAGCTTTCCAAAGTACTTTGATTATTTGCAAGTAGACATTGATCCTGCTGTTCAAAGTCTTTCTGTGCTTAAAAAAATTACAGAACATATTAGATTCTCAGTAATAACGTTTGAGCATGATTATCAAATGATCACTAGTCCTGACCCTGAGTTTAGGCGTGAATTTATAGATAATAAAAATCACTTAGTTAGAATGCAGTCAAGAGAATACTTGGAAAGTTTAGGCTATGTGATGGTAATACCTAACATTAACAATGCTGAAGATTGGTGGGTTGATCCTAAAATTATACCGATGAATGTAATCGACGCCTATGCCACGCCAGTTAGTTATAAATCTAATTCGTGGAATCATTCTCTTTTACAATGATACCAGACGGCATTATAAAAACTTATAAAAATTACTAAAGCAATGACTCAAGATAACTTAACTGCTAAACAATCAGACTACGCTGTGTTCTTACCAGCGATCTCTGGTTTCTATGCTACATTCATAGGCAAGCAAAGGAATGAGCAATATGTCGATCCTCAAAGATTTCCATTGGGCCTCTCGGATATGGAACAGCTTAACTGGCTCAATTCGTCTAAAGGTTTATTTCCATACAAGTGGAGTCTTTATAGTGGGGGCCATGCCAATCTCGATCTTACAAAACAAGACTGGTCCGAAGACATGGTCCGGAACCGGGAGCCTGGGACGTTTATCCTCGGAGACTCAGGAGGTTTCCAGATTGCGAAGGGCTTGTGGGAAGGTGATTGGAAAGCCAACTCGGGCTGTCCTAAGGCACAAAAGAAGCGAGAGCTCATTCTAAACTGGTTGGACAATGTTGCCGACTATGGCATGATCTTGGATATTCCAACTTGGGTTATTCATGACAAGAAAGCGTCGGCTGCTTGTCAAATTACCACGCTACAAGAAGCAGTGGATGCCACAAAGTTCAACAACGAATACTTCATGAAACATCGTCGAGGCGTTAAGAATGGTGGTGCTAGGTTCTTAAACGTTCTTCAAGGCGACAATCACACATCTGCCGAGCAGTGGTATCAAACCATGAAGGAATACTGTGATCCTGCGAAGTATCCAGACACACACTTTGACGGTTGGTCAATGGGTGGACAAAACATGTGTGATGTGCATTTGGTGTTAAAACGCCTTGTTGCACTACGCTACGACAATCTACTACAAGAGGGCAAACATGATTGGATGCACTTCTTGGGAACCTCCAAGTTGGAGTGGGCCGTTTTATTAACTGTAATCCAGAGAGCCGTAAGAAAATATGTCAACCCGCAATTTACAATCAGCTTTGACTGCGCCAGTCCGTTCCTTGCAACAGCAAACGGACAAGTCTATTTTGAAAATGTCTTCGAACACAACTCGAAGTGGTCGTATCGCATGGCTCCTTCAGCCGATGACAAAAAATATGCAACAGACACCCGACCCTGGGCACAAGGCGTAGTTACAGACGGCATCTATCCTCGTTGGGAAGATAGTCCAATCAGCTCAATGCTGACAATGAAAGATATTTGCATCTACAAGCCAGGCGATCTAAATAAGATTGGCAAAGAAGGCAAAACATCTTGGGACAGTTTCAGCTATGCTTTGCTAATGGGTCACAATGTTTGGATGCACTTGACTGCGGTACAAGAAGCCAATCGACGTTTTGATGCAGGAGAACATCCTGCTATGATGCGTCGCAGTGGTGGAGACTATGCTAAGTTCGAAGACATTGTAGAAGCAATCTTTGCTGCACCAGATCGTGCTACAGCAGAAGACATCATTGAAACATATGATAGCTACTGGATGGAGATTGTGGGCACACGAGGCTTCAAAGGTAAGAAAACCAAAAACGCTAGAACTCAATTCAACGCATTGTTTGATTATGAGCAACCTGAGGTTGCAAACTCATCGGATGATAGCATACAATTAGATACAACAGCATTAGATCAACTAGAAACAGATCAAATCAAATGAACAGACTCGGACACGAAAACGCCAGCTTTTTCACTGGCAAGGAAGTAGAACATACTCCTGTGCATGGTCATCAAACTATGTTTGTAATAGGCCTACAACCTGCAGAACAAATTGCCTGGCAAATTGGTGAAGCAGATCGCAAGAATAGGCATCCTATTACACATATCTACTTTGGTGCTAACATGAGCTTTCCCAATCCTGACACCAACGATGCTGAAACTTGGACGGCGTGGGAAACTATGATTCAACACTTCTTGGATCAAGGATACTGGTGTACACTAGACCTAGACATCAAGTGTGTAGAAGGTTTGTGCGAAGGTGGGCTGTGTGAACAAGCACAGTTTGTTCCTATGATCTCAGCCAAATTGCCTTATATCCAACAGCTAGGATATAACGCCACACTCAAACTAGACGACAAAGATTTTAAGGCAACCAATCCTGGTGTTTGGTGCCACAGCTTGCATGACCTCAAAGACCGTGCAAAATTTACAACTTGGGACCAATACACTAAAGACGAGGTACAAAAATGAATGCAGAACAACGAGCACAAGTAGAAAGAATCAAGGAACGTGCAGATCGCAAGATCTGGGTCACATTCCGCAAAGAAGGAATACACAAATATCCTGCGGCAGCAACTGACCCTAGTCTCGCAACAGGCGATCAGTACGATGTTAGCTTTTTAGGCGTGCCACATCGCCATATCTTTCACTTCCGTGTTTGGATCGATGTATTCCACAACGACCGAGATGTTGAGTTTATTCAATTCAAACGTTGGCTGGAAAATCTCTACGCAGGTGGAACCCTTGAACTTAACTTCAAGAGCTGCGAAATGATCAGTGACGATTTGTATTTGCAAATCGCCAACAAGTATCCTGACCGTAGTGTTTGGATTGAGGTAGCCGAAGATGGTGAAAACGGCGCTCTCGTTAAGTATGAAACTCACCGCCCACAAATGATCAGTGTTTAAGGAAAAACAAAATGGCAAAATATAACCACAAACCTAACTCTCGTGTAACTGAGATCCAAGACGATCTCGAAAAGCTCTTGGCATTCTGTCAAGACTTTGGATATCGCTTCAACGAAGCGGATCTGTATAACTTCAAGAGTTATGCGTGGCAACAATACAACAAGTTCTCACAAGGCAAGAATGCCAAGAACATGTGGGACGAAGATACACGTAGATTTGCTGGCTACAGAGGTTAAGCATGGGAGCCGCTAGAGAAAAGGATCAAGCGGACTTTGACTTTGAACGCTTTGTTGAGCTGTTTGACGAAGCAATGACAAGTACAGATCCGCGAGTGATGGAAACACTACGCAGCTTAATGATGATTGTTACACTGACTCGTCCTGAGTCAAATGACATATACAATTCACGTAAAGGCCCGTTGCGAAGAGCGTTCGAAGACATGAATCAAATGTGGAAACGCATGGAGCAGATGGAGGAAGAACTTCGCCAAATGCATCAGCGTATGAGTCAACGTGATCGTGAACTTGGTCGATGGCCTAGAGAAGAAGCAGCTATGGAAAAATATTCAATGGCAGCAGCCTCACAAATGGCACAGAGCATTGATCAAGATGTCATGCGGCAACTCTCAAGAAGTGCCACAATGGCAATCAACGGCGGGTTAGTTTCACCCAAAGGGTCAAAATAACATGCAAGTTTATTTTCCTAACTTTAACACCAAACAGGGTGCTATAGGAATATTTGACTATCTTGCCGCATCAAAAGATTCTACTGAAAGTAATGTAATTTTTAATTCAGATTTAAATTTAGAAGAATTGACACACTTACCAGGCGGAACAGGACCAATTGACAACTACGATAATGTCAACGATTCAAATACACGCTCATTCATCGGTTATGTTATTGAGAATTTAAGCAACAAAAATGCTCAGTTGTTTCAAGATCTCTATGTGTTGTGGAAGTTAAAAAACAAAAACAAAGGAGTATTTGTTGAAGTAGGAACAGCTTTTCCTACCGGCAACAATAACACCTGGACTTTAGAATCAGAGGCTCAGTGGCAAGGTGTGTTAATTGAGCCGAATCCTGTTTTCCACAAGAGCATCCTGGCAGCAAGATCTATGCCGTTGGAAACTCGAGCTATACATTATCAGTCTGATTCTAGTCTTGTTTTAGAAATAGTCAATGACTTTCATGCTGGCGGTGGCCTCAAAGAAAATTATGAAATCAAAGTTGGGCAGGTCATAGAAAACAGCCAAGAGGTTGTCGTAGATACAATTTCCTTAACTCAGTGTTTGGAAAAATACAGCATACCAAAAGATTTTGATTACCTGAGCTATGATACCACCGGCAATCAAGCAGACGTCCAAAACATACGTGACATTTTCGCACACAATTATTTTCCTAAAATAATTACAATTGGTCACAATTATAAAAGTCATAGACCAGCATTGCATAATATGCTACAATCACACGGATACACTAGAGAATTTGACTATCTCAGTAAGTGGGATGATTGGTATTATCACAACACATTGAAAGACAATACATGAGAAAACTATACTACATGGGCTTGGAAAGTTATGAAGCCCGCTACACGCTACAACTCACAGAGTGGAACCGTCGTGTGTTTGAGCGTCGTGGGCTAGACGTTGTTTATGTGCCCGGTACAACGATTGATAATACACAGGCTATATCTGTAGGTCAAGTGCTAGACGCACACGGACGCAGTTATTTCTCAATGAGCCAAATGATGAACTTGGTTCAGTTGATGAAGAACGGTGAAGTAACTGGTGAAGATGTTATCTATTTCGAAGACATGTTCCAGCCAGGCTTTGAAAGCCTTGGTTACATCATGAATCAAATTCCCCGCGAACAATGCCCAAGAATTTACGTGCGTTGTTTGGCACAAGCAATCGATCCCGATGACTTTGTGCATGTTTGGGGCATGGCAAAGTGGATGAACTTGTATGAGCAAATGGTCAATGAGATGGTTGCGTTCAGCGGCGGAGCAGTTCTTGCTACCAACGAAGAAATGGTGGCGCACATGCGTATTGCTGGTTGGACCGCTCCTATCTACAACATTTCCGGCCTTGCATTTGGAAAAGAAGAAGTTCTTGGCCGCATTGGAGGTGCACAGAATATCACTGCGTTTGGTTCGCGTCCAAGAAGGGTCGGGTTCGCGGCACGTTTTGATCAGGAGAAGCAGCCTGGATTCTTTATGGACCTTATTGAAATGTATGGCGAGCTCACCAGCGAACCATGTGAGTTTGCAATTTACAGTGGCGGACCTTTGCGATCCAACAATCCAGAGTATGTGGAACGTGCCCGCCGTATGGAGGCAGAAGGCAAACTCCGGATCTACGATAACATAAGCAAGAATGAATACTATGCTCACCTTAATAACACAAGGGTGTTGTTTAATTGTGCTTTACAAGATTGGGTGTCTAACACAGTCTCAGAAGCTGACACCCTGGGAAGCAATGTTTTGTATCCTGCTTATCGGAGTTTTCCTGAAACATTTGCAAACGATTCAAACCGCCTTTACGTTCCTTGGAGCATAGATGATGCTTATCACAAATTGCAAAACTTACTTCGTGAGCCGCATCACAACATGGGTCTCATTAGCGATTGGAATGACGGAACTGTTGATCGGATCGTTGATATTATTACTGGCAACGGTGATCAATGGAATCGGGCAGGCAATAGATATCGTGACCATGTTGCTCACGAAAAATATCAAGTTGTAAAGATTGAAGAATGAGTGTTGTAATCGTTACCGGCTCGGCCGGATACATCGGTGGACAGACTGCCTTGTTGTTGAAAGACGCAGGGCACGAAGTCTATGGCATCGATCGTAGAGAACCCCCTAAACATTTACAAGGTGTGGTTGATAGATTCTTGCTGCAAGACTTTGCTAGTGATGTAGCACTGAGTTGGATTATCGCCAAACAACCTGCGGCTATCATTCATTGTGCTGGCACAAGTCTTGTTGGTCCTAGTGTAAAGGATCCAGCAGAATACTACAACAACAATGTAGCCAAGACATTAAAGTTATTAGACATTGTTCGCAAAAGTTTGCCTCGCACTAGAGTTATTTTTAGTTCTAGTGCTGCTACATACGGCGAACCACTGATGGGTGCATGTCACGAAGTTGATCCTTGCCAACCACTAAGCCCTTATGGCGAAAGCAAGCTGATGATTGACATGATGTTGGAATCATATCACCGGGCTTATGGGCTTGACTATGTTAGCTTCCGCTACTTCAATGCCTGCGGTGCTGATTCCCAAGGACGACACGGACAAGAGCCCGGTGCCACGCATTTGATTGCAAGAGTGTTAGAAGCCACAAGAGACAATGAAACATTCAAGATTTATGGGGTTGACTACCCTACTAGTGACGGTACCTGCATACGTGATTATGTCCATGTTGAAGATATTGCTAGAGCACACGCTTTGGCGTTGTATCACAAGATTCCGGCAGGGGTATATAACCTTGGATCAAATCAAGGGACCACAGTTAAACAAGTAGTAGAACGAGCAATGGCTGTTACTGGCAAGCAACCTGAAATTATGTTTGGTGCTGCTCGTGCTGGCGATCCTGCCGCACTCACTGCCAGTGCAGACAAGTTCAATCTTGTAGCTGGTGCTTGGCGACACTATGAACTAGATGATATGATCCGTCATGCATGGGCATGGTATGTTCAATGATCCTAACATTTATTATTTAGATAGACCAAAATTTTTTGGATCTTGGCAGTTACCGGAGCAAATAATTGACCAGCTACGGAAACATAAGCTAGTTATCGTTGATTTATCGTCGGAACATTGGGGCGGAACATTTGAGAATACATACAAGAACTTCGATGAGTGGGGGATAAATTTTTTATTATTAAGCCACGAACCTAGCGATCATAAAAAATTTGATCGCATGCTATACTACCCGCATTGGTATCATTGGTCTGTGGATAATTTTAATGTTTCAAGATATTTTACAGACATAAAAAAATATCATTGGTCTTGTCTTAATCTCACTCCTAGATTCCATAGAATACAAAATTACATGCTAAGTCGTGCAAAATCTTACTATGCACAGGCAAAATTTTCTATGCACAATTTGCCTGATTTTGATACTGACCCAACGAGGGTCGACGACTATAAGTTAGATGAACATATCCTACACGAATGGAATACCGTGAGGACAATGTTACCAACAAGGATTCAACGGCATTCAGGAAATCCAGCACAATCTCTTATTACGCCAGAGCTCATCGATTCGTATATACACTTGATCACCGAGACAACCGTTTTGCCTAGAGTTTTCTTGACAGAAAAAACTTGGAAGCCGATTGCTATGCAGCAAATATTTTTATTATTTGGAAATCCTGGAAGTGTTGAAGCTCTACGTCGGCTAGGTGTCGACGTTTTCGACGATATAGTCGATCATAAGTATGACGGCGAGACAGATTGGTTACGCAGACTTGACATGATTCATCAGTCACTCGAATCTTTGTTGAATCAAGATTTACAAGCAATCTATCAACAAACCAAAACTAGACGTCAACAAAATCATCTAAAATTTAAAAACAAGGAATTTGGAGTACAGTATCAACGTGATCTGTCGGATGCTATTGCAAGGTACTGTTAATATTATGAAACTGTGGGTATTTGGAGATAGTTTATCACTGGCATATCATGTAGAATCCAAAGGATGGCCTGAATTATTAGCAGGTAAGCTAAATTGCGAGTATACTAATTTTGCCCAGCCTGCTGCTGATAATTTTTTTATATACAGTTCCTATCTACATGCTTTGCCCGAGATTAAAAGCAACGACATAGTGGTCATTGGCTGGAGTCATCCGTCTCGAAAAAGTTTTGTATTTGATAAGTCTAATCCTGAACACTTGAAATCTGTAGAAACTAGTCATATATACAAAACTGATATTGAGTTTATTCGAAGTAAAAATCAACTCAATGATACGTTAACTAAATGGAAAACACTTTCTCCAGTACCGCAGAACAAACTATTCTACGATACCTGGTACAGAGACTACTATTCGATTACTGAGCAACGATCAAACTTGTTTGCATATCATAGTTCGGCTATATCAACTTGCCCCGGATACTATATTCCGTTTTTCTTCAGTTTAGAGAGCATCGAAGGTCTAAGCATAGATTCCTATGTTGGTACTATGTTAGAGTTTATATCTGCTAATCAGTGCTCAATAAATCCCACCGATGCTCACTTGAATAGCACCGGTCATTGTCTATGGGCAGACAATATTTTCAGCTGTATCAAACAATCTAGAAACAAGACGTTGTTTCCGATGATTGAGTTGATCGATAGGTACACAATTGCAAAATTAAAATTTTCCAAAACGCAGGCTAATTTAGAAGAAGTTGAGTTTTACAAACAACAACTTAGATGCTATAATTTAGATCTTGTTTCTGACATGGTTGACGAGTTATATCAAATACATGCCGAAATCTGGAGATTAGAGGCTGAGTTAAAATCTGGTCAGGAACACAAACTAAGTTTTGAAGAATTAGGTAAGAGAGCTGTTGCAATTAGAAATTTTAACCATCGACGCATAGAACTTAAAAACAAGATAGCAGATACGTTTGGCGATGTTGTTAAGGAAATTAAAAAGGATCACCTAAGTCAATGACATTTGAAAAAATTAAACAATTTGAAGACGCTCTGTCAGAATACACCGGAGCACCTTATGCAATCATGACCGATTGCTGCACACACGCTATTGAGCTGTGCTTACGATATGATGACATTGGGGAATGTACCTTTACTCCGTTTACGTATTTGAGCATTCCGATGACTATGCACAAGTTGGGAATCAAATACCACTACTATCCAGATTCGTTGCCGCACAGACAGCAATGGGTCGGGGAATACAAGTTCGAAGGCACACGCATTTGGGACAGTGCAAGACGCCTTGAGCCAGGTATGTATAGACCAGGAATGATGCAATGTCTAAGTTTTGGGCATACAAAGCCTTTACATATAGGTCACGGTGGTGCTATACTATTAGATGACAAGGCAGCATATGACAAGATAATTCGTATGCGGTATGATGGTCGCGATCTAAATATATCACCCTGGGTAGAGCAAAAGGAATTCACAGTTGGATACCACTACAAACCAAGCATTGAAGACGCCATCTCAGGCTTGGCTTTGCTGGAGGGCCTTAAGGAATTTCCTGTCAGGCCGCAACCCGTCGCCTACCCCGATCTTAGGAATATTAACATTACGGAATAAAAAATGACAGACAACAGTTTAAACCTATCACAAGTAATTCGCAAACGCTTGACCGACGCAGACAAACGCTTCTGGGCTGGCGACAATATCAGTGAGTTTATCACTGACAAAGAGAAAGATATGCTAGTTGACGAACTCACTGGCAAGTTCGAAGGTGTGCTTGATAGTTTGATTATTGATCGACACAATGATCCAAACTCACAGGGCACAGCTCGACGTTTAGCAAAGATGTATGTATATGAAATCATGGCTGGCAGGTACGAGGAGAGCCCTAATGCTACGGCTTTCCCCAATGATACAGAAGGAAAATACGAAGGCATGTTGGTTGTGCGTTCAGAGCTTAAGAGCATGTGTTCGCATCATCACCAGCCTGTTACGGGTGTGGCTTATATTGGAATCATTGCTGGACCCAAACTCATTGGTCTTTCAAAATACACACGTATTGCACAATGGTGTGCTCGCAGAGGGACTCTCCAAGAAGAACTATGTATGGATATTGCAAGAGAAATTGAAGCAGCGACTGGCTCCAGCGACGTTGCGGTTTATATCCAAGCTACCCACGGATGTTGTGAGAATCGTGGTATTATGGCCCATAGTAGTCTTACCCAGACCACAGTTCTTCACGGTGCATTCAAGACAGATGCAGGCGTAAAGAAAGAGTTTTTTGACAACATCAAACTACAACAGGACTTTGCCCCACGATGATTGTTATAACAAATCGCACTGGTGACATACAGTTGCCAGTACAGGAAGGCCTGCTAGAATGGTTGCAGGCTCACTATCCATATTCACAATACCACTTAGCTGAAATATGAAATACGAAACATTAGAAGCAGCAGCCAAAGCAGGCGTAGCTCCTTGGGATCTAAAAGTCAAAGAGCTCAGTGACTTTCATGTTGCTGTATTTCAAGATCGTTTTCCTGTAACAAAGGGTCACCTATTGTTTGTGCCAATGTACAACACCGCTGCCATGATCAAAGATTGTTTTATGTCTGCGTATTATCATGGCCAAAAGTTGGTAGAGAGAGGCGAGTGCGATGCGTTCAATGTGGGTATAAATATGGGCAAGGCCGCAGGACAAACAGTTATGTACCCACATGTACATTTGATTCCTAGACGAGCCGGCGATTGCGAAGATCCCGTAGGTGGCGTGCGTGGAGTTATAGCTGGACAAGCAAACTATCACAAAGACACTTATCAACAACCATGATATGTTCCTAGGACTCAAACAAGATTTCAAAGCTGATTCAGTGGTACCTTTGTCGCAGCTCAACAAACTATGGGCTGTGGCCAATCATCGCGACAATTTTTACTTGCTGTCCAATGTGTGTCCACACCAGCGTAGCAAGATCAATCAATGCCAATCCACCGAACTCAAATGCCCGTACCATGGACTGAAGTTTGACATATTGGGCATGGGCATAGACAACAATTTTGTGCTGCCGAAACAATTGTGCCACAGTGACGATGCTATGTTGTTTGATCAACCAGTGAACTATCACTTTCCTGTGTCTACACAGCATTTCAAACTAGTTGAACACAGAAGAGACACAGTGAATGCCGCAGTTGAAATTGTCATGGATGTGTTTTTGGACATAGATCACATTCCTGTTGCTCACCCTGGTGTGTACGACAAGGTAGGAATTACCAACGTTGACACATTGACCTACACTACATTCACTGGCGGATCGGTTCAGTTTGTACCTGCTCAAAGCAATGAACACATGGTAGAGGACGATCGCAAAATAGGTTTGGGTGCTTGCTGGATGGCGTTGTATCCCGGCACAATGATTGAGTGGCAACCTGGTGCGTTGTTTGTCACTGTGGCCACAGATCAAGGTGTTGAAGTTTACAAATACCGCGACACAAGATATCCCGATCATAGTTGGAAAATCAACGAAGATGTGTGGGAACTGGCTTGGGCACAAGACAAAGCTCTCAGTGAAAATATTGCTAACCTAGCTTACAGCAATTTAGACAGCCTCAAACAACATCACAGAGAATGGATTCAACATGCTATGTAAAGACAATTGGATAGACATCAGTTGGGATGGATTAGCCAAACGTGTACAAACAGAAAATTTACAAGTAACGTTTAACAAAAAAGCACAACAAATTATGCCATTTGATCTGGCTTGCGATGTTGTGGCTCAGGAAATTTACAGCGAACACAAAAAGTTGTACGTTACACTCAGTGGCGGCTGCGACAGCGAAAACGTTGCCAACGCATTTTATAGAAACAACATACCGTTTACTCCGCTGATACTGATGTACGATCATGTTATGCACCGAGATCAACAGATTGAAAGTTGGTTTGCGTTTCAGTGGTGCAAAAATCACAATATAGAACCATTGGTGTTGAACTGTGGCACGTTGGTAAACTCTTTGAAAGAAAAAGAATCTTATCTAAGTATACGTCCAAGATTATATTTTGGTAATACCACCAGCTTCTTGTTGGCGGAGCATATTAAAAATCTTGACGGGAAGTTAGTCACTGGCAGTCAGTTAGAATACTATCCGGACTATGAGCAGATGACTTATCTTGAACCACAGTTAAAAGACTATGTAGGTTTTGTTATGGAAGAAAGCGATTACTATTTAGAGACCAATGTGCCAGACCAGCATCCATGGGCATTTCATTACTGGAGCCCCGAAGTGTTGGCAGCGTTTGTCAATGAATGGGACACTGAGTTGACCATGCAAGAGAACAAGGCCAAAATTTATAAGGTAACGCACCGACCAAAAATTGCTTACCCGCCTGATTTTCTATTACCAAGATTTGCATATAACCGAGACGCAATAAGCCGTCAATTCGGCACAATTGACTGTGCGTTGTTAGGAACAAAACAATCGCTCCTGGAAAAACTTGTTAAATAACTCTTTACACAGCGGCCTGTCCGGCATCATCCCGCTTTACAAACTCTGCTGCCTATGCTACAATATCATAGGAGGACAATTATGCAACCTGTAGTTTACAAATATACAAGCACCAAAGAATATCACGACGCATTTCCATGTGCGTACAGACAGTGGCGTGCTGATAGTCATTGCAACTTAATTCACGGTTACTCGTTTAGTATGAAGTTCTATTTTGGAACCAATGACTTGGACGTTCGTAACTGGGCAGCTGACTATGGCGGACTTAAAGAGTTAAAGAGAACTTTAGAAGATCAATTTGACCACACTTTGATTGTGGCAGCTGATGATCCAGAAATGGAAACATACAAACTGCTAGAAGCAAAGAAGATGGCAAAAATTGTTGTGCTACCAAAACTAGGCTGTGAAGGTCTGTCTGACATGCTTTACAAATATGTCAATGGCGTTTACATTCCAGAAATGTGGGGGCCCGGTGAAGCACAACGATTGTGGTGTTATCGTGTAGAAGTACGTGAAACACAAAGCAACATGGCTTTCCGAGAGGGCCATCGCGAATGGAATGAGGATCTGTTCGCATAATTTGTCAATATAAAGGAGTACCCATGTTAGACAAAATTTTAGCCGGCGTAGACCGTGCATTAGCGTATAAGTTGATGTTGGCACACATCATCATCATTGCAATTTCAAATTACATTGTTCAGTTCAAGATTGACGTTGCAGGAAACCCACTGTCCATTGCGGCGTTTACATTCCCATTGGTAGTTGTGCTAACAGACTTAACTGTTCGCTTGATTGGTAAACAAACAGGTCGTGCTGTTATTGGGCTAGCATTCGTTCCGGCTATCATTGTTAGTGTTCTAGTAGTGTTGGCAGGTGGTGCTCCAGAATCAGTTGCATTCCGCATTGGTTTGGGTTCAGGTGTTGCTTACTTTGTGAGTAACTTGTTAGACGTTTATGTGTTCCAATACTTCCGTGACAAGTATGCACAAACATGGTACATTGCACCAACGCTGAGTGCTATTGCGTCAACTTTCATTGACACATACTCATTCTTCTTTGTTGCTTTTGCCGGCGGTGCAGATGAGTTCATGGCTGCAAATTGGCACATTGTTGCTACCAACAATTCAATCAGCAAGTTAATCATTAGCTTGGCAGTTATCTTGCCAGCATATGGCATGTTGCTTAACTACATTCAGAAGCACGTTGTTCGTGAAGACGATGCCAACGTTGTAAAATCTGGAAACTAAGAGGATACAATGACACCAGAGTTTGATATAGCTATTTTGTTGCCCACACGTGGTCGGGCAGATATGTTGGAACGCAGCATCAAGAGTTTGATAGAACTTGCAGATGACTCAAGTCGAATTCAACTTATGTTTGGATTTGACAACGACGATGACGTTGGTACTAAACACTTTGAAGAAGTTGTTCAACCTTGGTTAGATGAACATGATGTTAACTACACAGCCATGTCGTTTGAACCACTGGGCTATATCAGACTCAATGAATACGTCAACGAGCTTGCTAGAAACAGTGATGCTCGTTGGCTGGTATTCTGGAATGATGACGCTGTGATGGAAACACAGAGTTGGGACACAGAGATCATGAAGTGGGATGGGCAGTTTAAGTTGCTGGCTTTCCGCACACACAATTTGCATCCATACTCAATCTTCCCTATTGTACCACGCAAGTGGCTAGACTTATTGGGCTATTTGAGCCCTCACCAAATTTCTGATGCATGGCTAAGCCAACAGGCATTCATGCTCAATATCATGGAACGTATTCCTGTTGATGTGTTACATGATCGTCATGATCTCACTGGTAACAACAACGACGAAACGTTTGCCAACAGACCCATGCTGGAAGGCAATCCACTAGACCCAGATGACTTCCACAGCACAAAACAAAGTGAAATACGTCATACAGACTGTGCCAAGATTGCAAGTTATCTTGAAAAGGAGATGGGTATCAGCATGAAGTTCTTTGCAGACATCTTCCGAGGTACACAAGACCCTTGGGAAAAACTCAAAGAGTTTGATGTAAACAAACAAATGGTACAGTTTAAAAATCCACATGGCCCAAAATAACATGACACAAAATATCGAAGACAAAATTCGCCGTTACTGGAATTCACAGCCCTGTAACATCAAACACGGCCAAAGTGAAATTGGCACACCAGAGTTCTTTCGCGAAGTGAGCGAACGTAGATATAGAGTAGAACCACACATTGCAGAGTTTGCAGGTTTTCACTTGTGGGCCGGCAAGCGTGTTCTAGAAATTGGCTGCGGCATTGGTTCGGATGCTGAAGAGTTTGCCAAAGCCGGTGCTGAATATGTGGGCATTGACCTTAGTGAACAAAGTGTGATCTTGAGTCGCAACCGTTTCAATGTACTGGGTCTAGAAGGAGAATTCCATGTCAAAGATGCCAGCAAGAGTTTTGCTGATCTTGGCCAGTTTGATCTTGTTTATAGCTATGGTGTGATTCACCACTTTCCTGGAATCGAAACTATCATCGACAATGTTCGAGAAGTTTTAGTACCCGGAGGCGAGTTCCGCTTTATGGTATACGCTAAGAACTCCTGGAAGTATGCTATGATCCAAAAGGGACTGGATCAGTTTGAAGCACAAGCAGGTTGTCCTTACGCACAGGCTTTCTCAAAAGATGAAATACATCACCTTTTAGCGGATGGTTGGCACATTGAGAGGTTGCGTCAAGACCACTGTTTCATGTACAATGTAGATGCATACAAAGCAGGGCGTTATGAA